CATTTAATTACCCTTTAGAGACTTTGAGATACTACCTTAAATAAGATTGTCATGTTGCTAATCAACTCAAAACCCTATTGCCTACATCCTATTTATCATATAAGATAGAGAAGAATCGGGAGCCCAATCTTAAAGGAAACCCGAACAGAAGGAGTCATCCTTGGGTAAGTCACGACGCGGCCACAAAGAATTGAGCAAAGAACAGGAACTTAAATATGAAAACAAAGAGTTTCGCAGACGAGAACGTGACAAAGATAATCAGATTCTTCAATTAAAACGCGAGGTTAGCTCGCTTCGCAAGCAGCTAGCTAGAATAGATCTTGACCGATATTCTTACATAAAAGATTCGCTTGAAGAACATTATGCTCAAGAAGAGGAAGTTGTTGACAATGAGCGACTTTTAGCCGACCTTAAAAAGTCTTGGTTGTGCAAAGAATGCGGCGCTGGATATCTAGAGGTAATCTTATATAATAAGATTGGCGAAACTTGGTATTATCGGCAATGTAATAGCTGCGTTCATCGCACAAAAAGCCAACGCTATTCAGCCGACGTTAAAGGTATAATTAAAAATGGCAAAAGGTAGATTTGCAATAGACTTAATTGGGCAAAAATTCCACAAACTTACAGTAGTATTAAAAGCAGAAAGTCAGATTTCTGCAACTGGACATACCTATGCCGCATGGGTCTGTAAATGTGATTGCGGAAAAGTAGTAACAGTTAGGGGGCATAAATTAAAAAAAGGCCATACTAAAAGCTGTGGATGTCTTAGAAAATTGGTCGATAATTCCAGATTTCTAAAAAGACATAAATTGCCGGAAGGAGTTTCATCTTGCAACGCATTATTTGGAAAATACAAGAGATCAGCTAAGCTCAATGGAGTAGAATTTTCAATTACAAGGGAAAATTTTGAGCAGCTGACAAGTTCTAATTGTCATTACTGTGGATGCAAACCATCAAAAAGTTTCAAAACTAGAACCAGCAATGGCGCTTATTCGTATAATGGACTTGATAGAAAAAACAGCAAAGGAAACTATGATCTTGAAAACATAGTGCCATGTTGTCGAACATGTAATTTTGCAAAACGTGATCTTTCCTATGAAGAATTTATTTCTCACATCGCGAAAATAAGTAAAAACTTAAATCTTAAGTAGCTGAAAAGACTGGCATTTTTGAAAAATAAAAGGCTTTTCTTATATTTGCCCCTTTGCTATAATGTAGCAAGGAGGCAGACTATGATTTATGAAACAATAATTTTGGCCGCTGCAAAGGCCGCGAAAGTATCAGGCGCTCTTCTCTTAGCGATCTGCACACATGAGAGTGGACTGAAAAACGTAAAGGTTCCAGACGACGGAGGAAGTCCCACTTACGGGATTTGCCAGGTAAAATATGGAACTGCTCAAATGATGGGCTTCACTGGGAAACCAAAAGATCTGATGGACCCAGAAACTAATGCTAAATATGCCGCCGCATATCTGAAGTATCAAAAAGAAAGATACGAGTCAGATTGGGTAAAGGCAACTGCAGCTTACAACGCAGGCACCTACAATGAATCATCTAAGATTCCAGGATGCCCAAAAAATCTAAAATATATCAGGCATGTGCGAAAAAAGCTGGACGAATCACTACAAGACAAGTTAAGATGTAGGAATAAACCAGAAAGCGTGGCTCAAAATGACAATCAGCAAATTGAGGGAAGTCCTTGACGAATTATACGACGAATACAGAGTCGTGACCAAAGGTCATGGTGAAGTTACCGTATACGTCAAAGGTAAGATTTTGACCAACTATGCGGAATACTTCGAGTACGTTAGACCCGCAGGAACACTTTTTGAATTGAAGAAGATGAGTTTTTTGCAGAGGCTCTTCTTTGGAAAGAAATCGGTAAAAACACCATGAATGTAATGGTACTGGACGTAGAACTAAATCAGCCGAGCAGTAAAGTTATCCAAATCGGCGCAGCAGTGTTCAATGCCAGAAATGCGGCCTTGATTGAACGGCTCGAACTTCATGTTAATCCAGATGAGCCGATTGATCCGTTTATCACGCAGCTTACTGGGATCAAAGACTCCGATGTGCAGGGCGGAGTCTCAATCATAGAAGCATATGAAGAGCTTAAAAGGCTTCATGAAAAACACAAGTGCTTCAGAAATCCTATGGTCTGGGGATCTGGATATCGAAACGACTCAATGGCTATCTACCAGGAATATCGAGGAGCGACTGGCCAAGGAGAAGACACGGACATTCAGCAAACCGAAAATTTCATGGGCTTTCGAGTCATCGACGTAAAAACAATCTATCAAAGCGTTGCAATCTTCGAGAATTCACAGTATGCAGGCGGACTGAAAGATTGTATGAAAAAACTTGGACTTGAATTTGAAGGCGACGCGCACAGAGCTTTAAACGATGCGATCAATACCTTCAGAATTTGGTATCACCTTATGAGGATTTTCCACGATGGCAAAACGGCGCAAAGAAAAGCGGGAAAATAAAAATGACTCATGGGACAGCATTGTCATAGCCGTCTCAATTATTGCTATTCTTATGGCTTGTCTATTAGCTTCTGTCTAATGCAAACAGAGGAATCGTACCGACGAAATTGAAATTCATCTTATAGGTAGATTTCGTAGCTGCCTGATGATTTTCTTGGCTTACTTTTGCTTGAGGAATATAGAGAATATCCTCACCAGTAGAGCGATCCTGAATACGAATCGAAATATACGGAGAAGCCAAAAGGTCAAGGAACAGAGGACGGATGCTTTGTGCTTGAAGGCCGCCGCTATTTTTAACGCGAAGTCCCTGGATTCCACCTTTAACGGTCAAACGAGTAGGAGCGATCTCTTGCGCATATGCGGCGTCGATTCCATATTCTTCGGTTTCGCCGTAATCAACAGTCAAAGAGATAGACTGAACAGTCTTATACAGCTGATTATTGATGTAAAGCTTGATATGTGCGCCAGTTAAAACGATTGGTGCTGCCATTATTCACCCCAAATTGATGGGTTCTCAGAATACTGAGTTCCCCATTTACCCAAACCAATGTCGTTCGGATAGAGAATTGTGAACACGATGTTGATGCCGGATGCAGCGACTTCGTTAATAAGATCTTGAGCGTAGATTCGACCAGAAACAACGTCCGTAATATAGAATGGATAGTCAAGTCCATCGCGACTTACTTCTGGAGAAGCTTTTGCTGCGACAAGCGCAACATCTGTTCCAGCGGGATGCGTCTTTTTCACGTTATATGCCGGACTAATCAAAAGCGTATTATTTGATGGACGAGCAATGTAAGGGACTGGACCTTCCTGATTTTGAGTTCCGTATCCGAAAATCAAATTACCTTGTTCGTCAGGAAACTGACTTGAATCAGCTACCTGAATAACTCTCGGCATGGTTCCATCAATATTTTGATCCAATACAGTACCAATATTCGAGACAGTGAATGGCTGAGAAGTATCATACATATATGGACCAGGCTGACCAGGCTGAAGCGAATTGATATCGCCAAGAGGACCAGATCCAGTAATGGAAGCTACTCCGGTGTATGTTCCAACCATAGTGATCGCGAGATCTTTCTGGAAAACATTCAGTACGTTTTTATTCGCAAAAGCCAAAACAGTGGATGACATCGCGTTTGCGGCATCGCGCATGTTTTGAACAGTCTCATCAATGGTAGCGCCGATAACAAAATCCGCACCGGCATTCAAAATGACGGTGTTTGAGATATTGAACAAGTCGCCGTTATTTGGCTGAGAAAGAAGCGTATATGAAACATATGGGTCATCGTGCAAATGCGCCGCACCTTCGCGACCACGACGGATAACTTTCGTTGCAGCTGGCAAGAAAATCTGTAGCATACGGGCAGAAGCCTGGTAGACAGCAGCGTAGCTTAAACGACTATTCAGCGTCTTACGAACAGGATTATAGAACAGGATTGCGTCGTCAGTTCCCTGAACAACGATCCCTGAAGTTCCTAATGGATTCACAATCTCAAAATACGATACGTTAACTGGTCCACCAACCGCATTGACGATTGTGTAAGATCCTTCGTTCGCAGAGGCAGAAAATCCGCCGCCGTAAATGTTAACGTAGTTTCCTTCAGAGACTTTTCCAAGCTGAGGATTTGCTCCACCGGACCAAGTATATCGGACGACTCCGCCAGGTTGAAGAGAAAGAGTCCATTGTGTGGACATATTGCCGCCAGCAGGAACAGCTGCGTCAAACTTCAATTCGTTTTGTGCTCGACCCCCAAGGATAGTGACGCTGGAGGCGGGACCGATTGTGTCCGAAAGGATCAATACATATGGATCGTTACCGTCATCCTTGGCAATCGCAGTTCCCTTGTAACCAAGACTACGAAGAGTTTTTGTAATAGTATCCGCTACTTCCTGAGCAGTTGCAGCGGCAATGCTTGCAAACTCAGAAGTGTTGAATTCGATAGGAACAGTTACAGAATCATCAAAGTTGATGATAAGAGTATCGCCATCTTGCAGATTGTACGGCTCATACGCACGAGCTTGGTTAGAAGCACGAACAAATTCGTCGCCGAAAATAGCGTTCAAAAGGTTATTGATAAGATCGCGAACCTGTTTACGGTTCTTAACTTCAATACCGATTTGACGAAAAACATCGTCAGAAAGTCCTACAGAGGGCGGACGAGTAATACCATGCTCGGCAAGACGCTCGTCTAGGTATCTACCTTTTGCAGTAGCAATGTAAAGCTGATCGTTAACCGCACGAACATTTTCAACCAAAGGAGCAGATGCGCCTGAAGCTAATGCCGTTAGGATAGCTTCAACCGTTGGTCCTTTAAGGTACGGGTTGAGATACGATCTCAACCTTTTGTATTCTTGTTCCGGTGTAGTTACTGCCATTTTTAGTTACCTTGCTGACTCACGGAGATGTCAAGAACTGGGTCAATAATACGTGCCTTTTCGCTAGGCGCAACGAAGATGATATCGTTTGTACTGTCGTACTGCGGCGAATCAACTGCCATTGCACGAACACCAGGGATTGCCTGAACTGCAGATACGATATCGCTGATTGCGATTGGCTCACCAACAGGATTAGAATTGACAAGCGAGCTAACAGAAGTACGAACCTGTTCAGCGGTTTGAGCGAACGGAACACCAGTGTTGATTCGGATAACTACCGACACTTGAATACGACGAGTCAAAGGCTCGCGAACAAAGATCTCAGCACCGGCAGCGCCGACACCAGGATAAGTTGTAGGATCACGAGGATCACCGTAAATGATACGGTTAGCTTCTGCGATCAATCCAGTATTGTAACGGTAAGAGTCAAGACCCTTACGGATAGTCGTATTGAAATCCATTTTAGAAACAGAAGAAATCTGAATACCAGCTGCTTCGTTGATCTTAGAGTATTGAGCGTTCGTATCGAAAGTCAAAATATTTCTAGAAGGAGATCCAGGCTGTTGAGAGGCAAACAGTACGTGCTTGTAACCAGTGTACAGACGGCCTTCTTGAACATAAACTGAAGTCTCACGACCGTTCAAGCTTGCATTAGTAACAGGAGCCATAGTTCCAGTCACAACGATAGTGTTTTCGTCAATAACGTCAGCGACAACATAAGAACCGGCATTTGGAGTAGTTAGAGTATCGCCAGTAGCCACAAACAGATCGCCAGGAACTGTCGCTTCGTACTCATGGAATTGAATTTGAGGTCTGTGAACCTGTAAAACTCCAGAAGTAACGAATACTGCAGACTCATTGACCGCAGAAGGATTGATTGCTTCCAAGAAAGTACGACGGCCTTCCTGAACTACGTTCACGGTGAACGGAGCAGGTACGTTGAAGTTAGAAGCATTTGTAGTTTCTTGGAGACCCACTGTCGTCACGGTAGTAATATCGTTTGCAGCAGAAGCAGTAAGTCCCGTCGCGGCACCGATAACAAGTGCAGCTTTTGCTGCAACGCTTGAAGCCGTGTCACCGCTTAAAATAGAAACCTCAATACCTGTTCTGCCTCCGACAGCTGGGTCTGAATTAGATCCGTTAACATTAAACCAAACATAGTACAGGTTCACGTCTCCGGCTGATTGGATCAAGAAGTAGCTTCCTGCTCCGCCGATAGTAAATTGTGAACCAGCAGGCATGACGAGATCAGTGATCTCAGCCAATGCGTTACCAGAACGGCGAACCATGAATTGACCCTGGTTCGCAGGATCAAAATCAATACCGACAGTGATGATATCGCCCATGCGAGCGTTCTCAAGGTTTGGCTGAGTACCAACACCGTTCCAGTTCATATATAGAGAATGGTTAGAAGCAATTACGCGCAAAGACGTAGTCGCATCGACACCAATCGAGATATTGTTCAAAGGAAGAGTCACTTCTTCTTCAACGGTATTTGCGTTTTCATACCATACGCTATTGTTGTAGCGGCGGATAACGCGATAAGTTCCCTGGTTAAGAACCGCAAAAGGAGCGCCAATAATCATACTGTCGCCCTCGGAAACTTCAGAAGAAGCCGAGAAATCACCAGCAGAGAAGCTTTCTCCGACAAGGAATGAAGAAGATACAGTGACAGTTCCGACGCCAGAGTATGCGAGGGCAGTAGTCTGGTCAGGCGAAGTCGCTGTTACGGTAACGATGCTTCCGTTTGCAGAAGAAGTCACGTTTGGCAGAGTACCGATAACCGCAGAAAGGTTAGCAGCAGTATCTTGTTGTGTTGCGCCAATTGCGAAATCAGTACCTGCGATCAAGTTAGTTACGCCGATAGTGAACGTGTCACCGGCAGTCGAGTTGGTTCCAAACGTGAAAGTTCCAGAAGAGAATTCGTCTTCGGCATCAGGGTTCAGTACACGAACAGTTTGTCCGTCTTCAGAAATACCAGTAACCAAGAACGTACCGTTGTTTGCGGCAACAGGTAAATTTTGGATAGTTAGCAGGTCTCCGATAGAAAGCTCGTTAAAGTTTGCATCGCCAGAAATAATTAGATATTCTGCTTCAGATGTTCCAGAAACCTTAGATACGTTTAGAGTTCCGCCAGAAGCGTCGTTGAAATTCAACGCAGCTTTCAAGAAAGCAGGGCTTACGCCGATTCCATTCCAGCTAAGGCAAGTCAATTCGCCTTGTTTTTCAATACGGAAAGTGCGGTTCTGAGTGCGAACATGGTTTCTTTGTTTACCGAAATAACGCTGATTAAGCGTGCGGCTCAAAAGCTTAATAGTTGACTGACCAATAGTTGGTTGATTGCTCAAAACAGTAACGCTTGTATTAGAAGACATCAAAGCTTCTTTACGTTGTGCGAAAGATGCGGCCAGTCTGAACCATTGGTTAGAGTGAACGCCTTGAGCAGATACTTTATCTACCGAAACAGAAGAAAGCTGATTATCTACGCGAGTAGCTGTGTCTAGGACAGGAACAGAGTATCCGTTTGCAAGTCCACCGATAATTTGGATAGATCCTTCAGATCCCAAAGTGTTCGTTGCAAGCTCAAGCTTAGTTCCGCGCTGGACAACTCCAACAGTAGCGACGGTAGTTAGACCAGTGACGGCCAAAACAGAGATCAGACGACGAACTTGGTCCATCGTAGTAGGAATCAAACGAACTTCTTCTCCGTTATTGAATGCGTATCCAGTATCAGAAGAAAGAGTTAGTGGAACCTTGAATGTAAAGTTAGGAGTGCCGCCTAGATTGCTAGAAGCGATCCAGTTGATACCATCTTGTAGATAAACAGACTCATATTGGAATCCACTATCTTCAAAAGTAGAAAACTCAATAGTGCCAGATCCATCTGCTGGAGGGCTTGGGTCATTAACCAAAGTAGCCGAGAAGTAATCGGCGAGGCTTGCAGTAACATATGCTTCAATCTCCGCAGCTGTTGTAGCTGACTGTTGGGCGAAAGTAATGGCTCCACCAACCAAAGTAGCACGGTCGTTTTCTGCGACAGCTACGCCGGTAGGACGTTGAACCGTAAAAGAAGTAGCGGTAGGTAGGAATCCGACTTCAGTAGAAACACGGAAAACACCAGTATTTGCTTCGTCAAACTCAGTAGTTTGTTGAATATTTACATATTCTCCGCCGCTCAGTCCACCTAATGCAGGCGCTGAACCAGTTCCATTCCAAGTGTAAGTGACTTGGTCGATACCGGCAACAGGAGTATTTGGAACAACAGATACGTTCCATTCAGTAGATGCGTCAATAGAAGTAGGGACAGCTGGTCCAGACTTCAAGTTGATACGAACATCAACGTCTTGGTTGACCGTGATAACACTAGAAATCGCTGCGTTAGCGACAGAAGGATAAATATACCCTACGTTAATTTTCTCGCCAGATCGTCCCCAACGAGTAGAGCGATACAGGATAGCGTTATTGTTTCCGCTAGGATTCAAAACCTTACGAGCACGCATCAAAGCTTTGAAATTGGAGAAATCAAAAGAAGTTCCAAATGCAGAGCTAAAGTTTGTAGTAGGTCCAGAATCAACGTCGTATGCGTTAAAGTTATTTGGGTTATTTACGTTAGAAGTGTTTGCAATCGCACGACGATAGAAAGGAACCTCAAAAGATTTAGAGGTTGTATCATTATCTACGACGATAACCGCAGTATCATTGAATCCAAAATCAAGCGGATTGGCAACGTAGTAGCGATCATTAGTACGCAAACGACGCATCAAAGGCTGATTGTTGATTCCGATTACCGCACCAGCGATAGATTTCTCTTGAACGCTTTCGCCATAAGGCTGAGCATCTCGCACAGATCCGTAAGGATGTAGAAGTGCAATCAGTTCGTTAGGATCGCGTCCAGCAAGGCTGATACTAGAAGTAAACGAAGTGATGTAAGAATCAATAGGATCTGCTGCAGAGCCTGCCGCGAATCCTGCGTGGATAAACAGAGGGAATGCCGCTTCGGAATTTTCGCTTTCGTAAAAAGCAATCAATGAGTCTTTAGAAGAATCTGGAGTTGCAACAGGTAGATTTAGGAGTTTACCCTGAGTATCTGCTGTAACGATCAAGATAGATCCAGTAGTCTCTTTGGTGCGAGAACGAATGACAATATATTGCTCTTCCTGAACAGAAAAGATCAAGCTGTTAGTCTGAGACTGAAGCTCGATTGCGATCTGGTCGAGAGTTTTTGCTCCTGCTGTAATTCGGAACTTTTGAGGAGCCAAAGTAGAACGGAGGACGATGAAGCCTTCAGAGAAAAGGACACCGGCAGTAGGTACAACGCCTGCGTATTCAGAAGCAGTGATAAGGATATCGAGAGTGCTATTGGTACGTGCGTTTACGCGACCTTCGATGCGGTTTCCGGCAACGAGTTCTTGAGACCATACGATAACGTAGTCTCCAACGAGTACGTTTTGGAAGGCAGTCGGAACAGTTGAAGTGTAACGAATTACGTTAGCAGAAGGCTGAGAAACGGCAAGAATAGTGTTACCTGCAACTCCGGTAGCGATCATTTCTCCAGGATTATCAATTAAAATCCAAGCGTGAGCATCTGCAGAGAAAGTGATAGATCCACCAGGAATCTGAGCAGACTGAATACGTGCTTCAGTTTCGTCAGAACCAGCAGTCAGCTGATCTCCGGCAACAAGAGGCTGGATCAGTTTGAACTGAGCAGTGTTGCGATCAAGAATATAGTCAGATTGCTTACCTGAAGCGCTCAATCCAATCAATTGGCTGAACATTCCCTTGGTAACAAGAGTAGAAGAAGGATCAATAACGATAGAAGCGCGGTTATTCGCTCCAAGGTTAGAAGTGATTTCAAGCTGTTGGCCTACGATAGTTGTAGTCACACCAGTAAGTTTTGCATTCAAGACCATCTGCCAAGAATCAAGGGAGTTGGTAGCGGCTACTTGAGTGTAAAGTCCAGTTGCGATGAAATCGGCATCAGTGATTGTATACGTGATGAAAGCTGTTCCATCAACGGATAAAATCAAAGTATCGCCAGTGACGATTGTAGCAGACCACAATTGCTGGTTTTGTGTAAACAGAGATGCGTTGTTTCCGTCTTTTGAAAGAGGAATCTTGTTCTTGTACAAACGAAGAGTTTGAATTTCGTTAGATTGGAATCCAAGAAGAGTTGCAGCGTTTCTGCCGTTCGTAGTAGGAACGGAAGTCTTAATAGCATCGTTACCTTCATTTTTAGAACGAATAACGACGTACTGTCCGCCTTCTGCAGTGGTAGCTTCAAATCCAAGACTTGTGTTTGCATTGATAGAGGCAGTTACCTCGAATGCAGTTGCTCCACCTGGAGAACGGAAATCAGTATTAGCAAATACGTGCTGATAGATCTGTTCGCCGACCTGTACGGCCAAAGTATCTCCGCCGATGAGATCGAAAGGAGCAGCTTGAGTCGTTTCTAGGAAAGCTTTAGCGACAGGTGCTTGTCGTCCGCCAGTAGCAAGTTGGAAGTATTGTTCACCGCCCAACGCAGAGTCAATAATGGCTTCAAGCCCTACGCCAGCAGTTTTTGCTTCGTAGATAGCACCGTTGTCGATGTAAAGAGTAGATCCTTCGGTAGAAGATACCATCGAAGAAGATACGATAGAGCTTTGTGGTTCATCAGATGCAGATGCACCTTGAACCGCAGATTTAATAGCGGTAGGAGTTCCAAGACCGATAGAAGCGAGTGCGCGTTTAATACGAACACGAAGCTGATCGTCTGTTTCAGAATCTGCACCAGTTGTAAACGGAAGCGGATTCGTAACTGACGCGCCTGCAAAAGGAGGAGTCGCGAATTGCTTGATCGCGCCGCGAGGCACATTTCCAATAGATCCAGGCTGTTGAGCAGATACCTGTACGTTTTCGACAGTAGTTTCACCGTCAAGGATAACTGCGGCAGTCGTAACAGAATATTGAATATCAGGCGACGCACCGGCAGAAGGAGAAAGAACGACCGTATTCGCTGGAACCGAGCGGTTTCCACCTTGAGCCAAAATAACCGTCTCACCGACGTTATGGAACTTAGTGGTAGGAACCGTCAAATTGATAATATAGTATCCGCCGACCGGAGTGATCGAAGAATACGTCAGAGGACCTTCTACGTTAGGGGTTTGACGACCAATGTAGATGGAGCCAGACGCAGGGAACGTAGAAGCATCAGAAACTTTGATTTGTGTCGATCCAATGTTTGGCGGGTTTGCACCAGCGTAAACTTTGGTTGAAATCTTTTGGAACGATGTGTCAATAACGGTAACTAGACCAGTAGCGGGTTTCGCAGTGATCGGAGTAACACGATTTTCTTGAGCTAGACGCTTAAGTGCATCTCCGGTAGCTCTATCTACCGAGAAATCGCGAAGAATCTGGAAAACGTCACCAGAGGCACGGGCCACCATCAAGGCTACGACTTCGTAGAAGCTAGTAACAGCTGAGCCTACGTTAAAATCGTTAATACCCTGTTTTGCGGCATATGCACTGAGCATATCGCTCAGGATTTGCTCGTATGATTGAGGATTTGGCAATCCGTTGTTGTTATTGGCCATTTTATGCTACCTTATTACTCTTTTTAAGATTGGCTTCTGCTGGTAAGTGCTGTAAATTCCAGGGAACATGAAGCCCACACGAATTTTTGCCAGATAGTGGATGGATATGGTCAACATGAAATCCTTTTGGACAGGTCTCATAAATATTACGAATTTCCGCTCTCTGTGATTCAGTAAGCCACGGAGGAGTCGCCCTTAAAACTGCAGCTTTTCTTAAGGCCTTGTAATATCTAGCGTATTTTCTTCTGTGTTCTCTATTTTCTTGTACCCATTTTTTGAACAATATACTTATCTGCTGCCGGTGTTTCTCTCTGTATTCTCTTTTTTTGCTAGAAATAGAGACACTATTAGACTTCCTATATTTTAGGATATCTGATTTCTTTTCTTTGTACCTTTTTCGACTTCTCTGAGCAGTGCATTTTTTACATGAGCTTGAATATCCGCTACTCCTATGTAAATCTACATAGAAATTGGATATTTCTGTTTCGCCACACTTACATGGTCTCATGAAACACCTATATCATATTTTTAAGCTGCAAGCTCAAAAGTTAGAGGAAAAACTCCATTCTGTCCGGCAATCATAACTCCCATAGAGATTGACAAAACTGGTCCATTAAGCGAAATTTGAAGAGAATCCAAGCCTTGGAAGCGAGGGTCTTCTTCTATCATTTTATTGATCGCGTTATAGATTTCTTGAACATTTACGTCCGAGTTCATGATTCCAGCTTTTAGTCCCAAACCAAAGTCTGGATGCGTCAAAAACTTACCTTTTTCGGTCCCTAGCTTGATCTTGATTGCTTGGATCAAATTCGTCATACCGGCAGCTAAACGGAATTCTCCAAAGCTGTTTACGGCCACGTCGCCCTTGTCAGTTAAAAGCCAGTCAACCTTGCTCAATCCAACTAGGGTATCCTGGGATACCGACGTAGGAACTACGATATTCGGATCGTTAGGGATCGGAAGATCGCTTGGGATGAAAATTTTCTGCTGACTATTCACCGTACCAGGCAGGTACGCCTGAAGGTAAGCTTGGTCAGTAGTTATAAACGCATCAAGATTTGGCTCGCCGTCAAGAGTGATAAGATAGCTCGTATCAGACAGTCTGTCAATACCTAAAATGCGACGCGCAGTCGGAGTTTGAGTCGCACTACGCAACACGATACGCTGGCCGATATACATTTCTTCTATACTTGAAATTGTAATCTGACGACCAGTAGCATTCGACAAAAGAGGTCTTTGGAAACCGTTCTCGTCGATATATGGATCGCGCAAATTATTCAAAGTAGCAATTTCTAACCAACGCTGAGGATCGCCCAAATAACGTGCGGCAATTTGCTCAATCGTTAAACCAAAAGGAACTGGAGCAAGAATTTTACTGGTAGGAATAGTGAATTCAATTCCAGCCAGATCAGCGAGCCCTGCAACGTATTCCATGTTGCTTTGTTTCTTATCGTCATCAATCTCAGTAGTAGCTGTCAAAATGTCATAAGACTGCATTACGTCGTACAAAGACTTAAGAAGCTCGTACTCATCAAGAGTCATAGGTGTAATCCTAGACGTAGGAGTAGGAGTTCCATAAATCTGGCTGTAATATTCACTTCCAGCGCCGAAATTGTTTGAAAGCTGAAGTGCAAGATCTTGAATAACTGCGCGGAATCCTTTTAGGTCATCGACACTGATCTGACGAGCATTTTCGATAGATTGGTCAACCGCAGCTTGCTGAGCATTGTTCAGGCTCATGCTGAACACAGGTACTTCGTTCATCAGATCGAAATTTCTTTCTGGTTGGCGGAATACGTTATCCGTAGGATCAATTGACTGAGCAGTAGCAGTAGATCTGCCAAGTTGACCGCCAGCAACTGCCGACATAGAAAGGCCTTCGAGCTTAGCAGATGAAGCGTTTACGCCAGTGATTGCGCTGCGAACAGAAGGATTACTAGAAGCCTGAGAAATAGAAGTGCTTAGGATTTTTAAGCTATCTTTAATAGAGCTTGCGTAATCTCTCTGAATTTGGAAAGGGAGGTCACATGCAGTGACTGCAACACCGGCCAAGTCTTTAACGAACAAGGAGCTTTGACGAAGAACATCGAGAGGTTTCTCGACATCCGAACGAACAGCACCGATCAAGTCAATAGCTGCGCTAGTAAGCTTACGGGCTTCAGTAATAGTATTCAAGATACGCTGGAGAGTTAAAGGCGATAATTTTTGCGGCTCTGGATTAACTAAATTCGTATGACCAGAAAGTTTTATGCGTCTCCATGCTTTCAAAGTAAAAGAATAGTTAATATGATTTGGCTTATTATGATTTTGATTCCATACAAAAATCTGCGGAGTGACCACAAAAGATTGATTCTGCTTTGGAATATCAAAAACCAAACGCCAAGATGCATTCTTGGGATCTTTCTTTGCTTCCGCATATTGTTCAAGGAATTGCTGGAGCGCAAGCGCATGATAGTAACCAGTGCTTGTAGGACCAGCCTCAGTTAGCTCTGGAGCATTTGTTTTAGGTTTATTTGCCGGATGGCCAGAAGTAGCTGTATTTATTACTTGACTAAATTGCTGCGCCACATTGGTCACATTTTCAAGTGTTCCGCCGAACAATGACTGCAACATAGTGGGGCTTGATGGCGGTGTAGTTACTGAACTACGATAAGGCCATACCCCCATAGTGCCAGATGCTTGGATCATTTTGAACTTAACACCATTATGTTCCTCTAGAACACCTCTTAATGTTGCGGACGTATTGATAGAAAATTGGTCAGATATACTTAATTGCTGAGGAGTAATAGGCAATCTAAATACCCATTGACTACCTAGAGGCTCAAATGATATCGTTGTTCCAGTTTCATTCTGAGATACTGCTATCTGAGACGGTCCAGAATTTCCTCCAACTATATTACCAGACGCCACATCAAACACTAGAAGCCTATATGGAAAAAGCTTATCCCATCTAGCAGGATCAATGGTCATAGGAGCCCAGAAACGACTTGAAACATTGTTCCAAGGCACACTGGCAGAGCTACGCGTATTTCTGGCTTGAACTAAACCAAGCTGCTGTCCGATAAAATTATCGGCTTTCTGCTTTAGTTGAGTAATTTGATCGGTTAAAAAAGACATATCTACCCTCTACAATAAGATTGTTGGGTTGAGGGTTTCCTCTAAATGTGATATATCATGGAATATGAAAACACTAATCTGTCTTATTTTCACATTCTTAGTAGCTTCTTGTTCTCAGCCGACACCAAAGCATGAGCCCAAGATTTCGCCTCAATACACCAGCCAGATCTCAGATCCTGAGCTAAGAGTCATTGTCGATGCTTATTTTGACCTAAGTAGGCGTAATAACATAGTTTTTGGCAAAAATGTATCAATTGGCTTCTCTGAGATCAAAAGAGAGATGGTCATCGGTATATGCACCTACGGCCAAAATTTCAGAGAGATTGACCTGGATTCAAATCATTGGAGAGAGGCCACATGGAATGAGAAGGTCGCCCTAGTCTACCACGAACTGACCCATTGTTATTGTGGAAGAAATCATGATTTTGGAAACGGCACAATGTATCCAGATAATTCTTTCAAGTATATTTTACAGAAATTGTTCTCAAATATCCCAATGACTCCGCTAAAGCCGCAAGGATACTTGGAAGATGGATGCCCAGAAAGTATAATGGCTCCCGTAATCCTATCAGATGCCTGTTTTGAAAAACACTACTCGCACTACGCAACTGAGATGTTCAACCGTTGCGAACCTTGGCGGTAACATGATGTCTAAAGACGAACAAAGAACTGTAAGCCAGGTATTCGCTAGATTTAGTGACCTGGATTCAAGAGCAACAAACAGGTGGACCAGAATTGATGAGCTTATGTGTGTTCTACAAGATCTAACAAACGAGCAGATCGTAGCCGAAGCATCTGTTCAGATGCAGGTACATAAGACAAAGGGACAGCCGCGATGCAGAACAGATCATCCTATTTCGCAGTGCTTTGTTCCAACTGTTATTGAAGCAGTTGACGCTATCGTAAGACTCTACTCAGAGTCTGCGGAAAATGTTCACCCTAAAAATAGATTTGTTCTTTCTTACTACTTAGTTTTGTCCCATATGGGATACATCATATCTAAGTAAGATCTTTATAGATACGAGCTTTCTCAGCCGGTCTAAACTTGGCCGGAATAACATCGTTTAATACGACTAAATCGCCAGTGACAGATTTCACTGCTCTTTGTAGCTCTTCTTGATTCTCAGCAGTAATAAATACTGTGTCTCCAGGGTTCAAGAAGCTTGGATCAACTACAGTTATCGTAGAAGAACCGTTTCCTGGGGCTTTCAGCAAGCTAGTAGGCAAAATTCCAAGATAGGTAGCCTTAGTGCTTTTGATATTAGAAATAATCGAGTCTTGTGCGCTTGAAGAAGTTTGAAGACCAATAAGCTGACTCAGAGATCCGCCAAGAGCGTTTAGTCTCAAGACAACAAATCCATATCTCTTTCCGTATAAACCTGAAGAAGAAATTAGTTCGCCAGTATTTAGATCTTGCGAAATAGTTCCCAAAACAGTCTGCAACTGAGACAAGCGAGTTGTCTGAAAAGTGAGACGATTGTTCACGGCAGTTTGCAATGCAGCAAGCTGAGTAGAATGAAGCTTAGTCGGTGCAAGCAAATTGGAGTTGTAGCTATTGAACCCAGCGCAAGTGGTCTGGCCGTGAGCAGTATTAAAATCTACATACCCAAGCCAAGTGTTCAGAGCAGGAATAATCACGTTATTGATATTGTTGATCGCCGCATTGTTATTTGCTTGATTCGCTGAATCGGGATCGTTCGTAACGATCACAGCAGCTTCGTTCAATAAAAATGTTTTCAGATTGTTGACCGCTGTAACTAGATTATTTTTTAATGTATGGACAGCTGCATATGTGGTTATAGCGTCTGGCCCTGGCGTCCATGTGCCGCCGTTAAGCGTACACGAAGCTTGAGTGGTATACATAGGATTACTACATGTTCCAGTAGCTCCGCATTCCTGACCAGTTGTATTGTTCATATCGGTAAATCCACCGGCAGAAGTGATGAGTGCCAAGACCGCATTGATTAGATCGGACTCTTTAGTCGTAGTTCCGTATGCTTCACTGTAACTCTTTCCGATACCATATCCCAAAGCAAAAGGCTTGATCTTTGTCCAAATATTCGACGTTGATGCTAAGCTAGGAACTGGAGTGTTTACATCATTTGGGAAAAATACGTTTCTGATCTTTTTGTTGCCCGAATCCTGGATATCTTGCTCTGTCAAAACAGTTCTGACGTTGCCATCAAGCATTGTGTATTCAGATTGATAAGCAGTAACCAAAGCATTGACCGGATCGAACAGGTTTTTGTTCGCAGTATCAAGCTTTTGCAATTTCTCTAATTCAGTCTGCAACTGGCTTTTGGCCGTTAAAAGACCTTTGATCTGAGCATCTGCGCCCACGATCTGTAAAGAAAATGCAATACGGTCATCTTTACTTAACATATCTATTTCCCTTTTTAAGATTTTCAATCGCCGGTAAATATTGAAGATTCCACGGAACATGTAGTCCACAAGAGTTCTTGCCTCTAATTGGCATGATATGATCTACGTGATATCCATTCGGACGATTTTGGTAAAAATCAACTATCTGCTTCTTTTGCTCGTCGCTTAGCCATTTTGGAGTAGCCTGTCTTACGTGCTTATTCCTGATAGCAATATATTCCTTATTGTACTTTAGAATCTTATCTTTATTTTCCTTTTTCCACTTGATATTTTTACTTCTTATTTCTTCTTTTTTCAATTCATATCTTGATTTGTCATAATCAGATTTTGATGCCTTTTTAGAATCAAAATGAGATTTCATGCACTGTTTGCACCAATAATTTAGACCATCGCTTTGAGATGTACATTTGTAAAAATCTGATCTATTTTTTACTGTTTTACATTTTGTGCATTGTTTCATGTTAATGAATTCTCAATGGGTGAATCCTAAAATTCAGCAAACAAGTACGAGCTTCTTCTTTTTCTTCTGGAGTTCCAAATTTTTTCATGTGCATAAGGCCTTCCCAGGCCTGAGAGAAAAGCTCTTCTGCGCGATCTTTTGAAAAGGAAAGCTTTCCAGTTTCCGATTCAAGCATTTCATCTCCTATTTGGATATAATAATGCAACGCTTCAACCGCCATAACTTCTTCAATTGTGTGTCCATTATACATGATGTTATCCTTTTTCTTTGAAGACATAATTACCCCAAGAAATTCTGCAGAGTTAGGATAGTTACTAGGTCATAGAGAACATGACACAGCATAACAGTACCGAATCCAACCTCCTGGCCTTTCTTAAAGGTAAACGGAATGTAGAAACTCAAAACAAATGCTGCGATTAAACCTTGATAAACATGGCCTAGACCAAAAGAAACCATGACTCCTATGATGGCCAGCCACGTCAGGCCTTTCTTCCACCATTTATCATTTCCAAGCCATCTACTTAGAATAACCAGCGGGACCGTGTGGCACATATCTTCCCAGAAAACAGTCAAAGTAGCCTGCCAAGGAATTGTCAGAGCGCCTTCTGCGGCTTCTTTTAGGTATTCGTGATCTCCAAAATACTTAAAAAGAACAATTCTGTAAACCGTAAGTCCGGCAAGGAATAAAACCCATTTGCCGACTGATTTCCACTGAATTCTCAAAAGATCTCTGTGTTTAGACTGATAGGTCACAAACAGCATAAAGAGACCCATAATCCAGTAAGGATACATGCGTAATGCCATCTCTGTAAAAGTCATAAATCTCCTTACTGCGCAGTTACCTTGACTGCGAATCCCGCAATTGCGTTGCTAACAACTGGAGCGCCGAGATTTCCCACTCCAATAAACATTGTACTTAAAAGAAGAACAGGTTGGCCGCCATCGCCGCCTAGAGCTACCAGACCATCTAAGGTAATCGAAGTAGCTTTAATTTTGGCCATTGCTTCGGCCTCTACTTTAAACTCACTTCCTTTCATAGAGATTTCCGATTGGGATTTAACCTCTAGTTTCTGGCATTCCAGTGTAGCAGATCCTGAAGCTTTTGCAACTAAATCCGCACAATCCAAGGTGAAATTCTTCGTTGCTTTCATGGCAATATTTTCTGTTGCCGTTACATTGAAGTTTTTCTTTGTCGTATTTGAAATATCATCGTCTGCAGTCAGCGATACCTTACCGTTTTTGTCAAGTCTTTGAGTAACAGTTTTGTGCTTGACCTGATAAGAACCATCTTTTTCGATAGTGATTACGGTATCACCTTGCTCTTTGTCTTTTACTTTTCCTTCGCTATCTGTAGCGCCGCGAAAAGTCAAAACAGCTGAACCGTCAGTGTTGACCTTAACATTTAGTCCGTTATATTCACCTTCGAGATAAGGACCTTCGTCTTTAAGCTTTGTTTTTCTATCTGGATGAGTCAAATGGCCAATGATAATCCCTTTGTCGGACATACCATCAAGACAAAGCATCAAAACGATGGCTCCATCTTGCCCTTTAAGATTTACAGAATCACCCTTAGTAGTTTTTTTCTTTTTAGGACGCAGCGCCATTTCAAAAAAATCAGCGACAGATCCCAGACCCTCTGCGGACATGCAATTGCGATACTGGATAGTGGTAGCGCCTTTGTCTTCATGTTGCTCTACGACCAAAACATCATACTCGGTTGTAAGCTTCGAGCGGTTTTTCTCATTCGATGTGGGATATGAAGCCGTAACAATACCAATACGCAACGCGTAATTGCGGTAGCTCTTATTGAACCCAGCCATCATAGCCTGAGCATTTTCACTTAGAAGTCCTTGTGGCAGGACAGCGCCGTTATTAAGCTTATTCATTATTCTTGCTCATTTCCGCGTTTACCTTTGCGTGGCGGATCGCCAGGCTGAGGGAAAGGTCTATTTGGCTGATTCAATTCTTTTTTAGTAGGAGCAGGTCCAGGTACAGAAGATTTTACAAAAGGCCTATAAACAACATCTTGCTCATCTGAAGACCCTGGAAGAATTTGCGCTCTTTCAAAATCTCTCTCTCTTTCTTTGTACGCACGAGTCTGTGACATCTCCGCATAATGAGTTCCATTTTGATTGCTAGATTTAGAAATTCCGCTAGAAACGCTAATAGTAGTTCTGAACGCTCTGTTCCCAGTCTGAACAGCAATGTTACATACATGAGAAATATCCTCAATATGATAAACTACGCCGTCAAGCTCTAAATTATCTCCAACTGCAATCGGATCAACGATTCCAATACAAGTGATCTGTCCATTTAATTTCAAATGTCCACCAATCAAAGCGTCTCCTACAATTTTAGACCACATTGGACTTTTGTAGTCTTTATATTTATCTGTAGGTTCATCAAATTGAGTAGTGACAACGTATGGTCTCAAGCCGCTTCTTTGTACGTCTTGAACATCATAAGAGTAATTTATTTTAGCTGTCTCTTCAGAGATATCAGATCCATTATTCGTTAAAGATGATCTGCCATAGTATTGAACAAAATTGATACGCGCAGCTTCGTCTCTACCTATATCAAGCTCCGTGATTAAGGCAGTTGATATTTTCCATCTAGGAAGATTCATAAATTTTGTTACTGCTCCAGGACCTTTATAATCTTCTGTCGTAAATGGAATCTGACGAAAAACTACGGTTGGCATAACTCTTCCATTGGGCGATACGCGAAAACAAGTATAAAGTTCATTTAATGGCGAATTAGTATACTGATTGATAATAGACCAAGCCTTTACCTGATTCCAATATTCAGGTTTTAATAGGCTATCGCCAGAGCACGGAGTAGAAGTATAGTAAATGCGCTCCCATTTTTGAACCAATCCTGCTGGATTTAACCCAGCAGACAAAACGGTTGACTCAGATGATCCGCCTGCATATTTTTGAATACCGAAAAGATGAACATAAATATCTTTTGCAGCTTTTGCTCCACTAACACCTAATAATTTACCAACAAGGCTTGGTATATAGAAATGAACATTTGGACTTTTTACTATTCCGTTCTTATCTAATCTTCCTTCATCTGAAATACCAGCCCCAATAAAGCTTTGAATCAAAACAGCTATGATATCTTGCACATTTGTTTGACCCTTTTCATTAACTAATTGCGTCCAATCATTCCCCAAAAAGGAAGCAAACAGCAAAGCATTTTTTTTGTCTTGATTTGCGTCCAGCAAATATGGATTAAAATAAATCGTGTTATTATATTCCGTGAACGCAAAGCCATTGATCTTGAACAATACAATCTTGGTTCCGGTATTGGGGTCAACACTTACAACACGGCGGACACCCTGAACCTTGAAAATTCCCTTAAATCCATCATTTTGACCGTTGATTGCTTGTTTAGATCTGGCTAAATTCCCCACTCTTCTGGCTTCAGATTCCCAATTCAACATATTAACTACGGCAAAATCTCCAGGAGCAATTTCTGTGCTATAGTTAACATCTGTCATGACTAATGTAGCCTGAAAAGAAGGAGTAAGACTTCCTTTACTGACCGATACAGATAGTTGAATACAGTCATTCTCTACAACCAAAGGATCGCGAACCTCTGTTAATGGAGCGTTTATCACGCGATAGGTGTCGCGATTCTCCCAGCGAACGAACGTAAGAACCCAAGCAGGAGCTGTCTGATGCACGGCATTGTGCTCAGAATCATTTGTGCCTACTGGTCCAATAAATTTTACAAACGCTCTTGAATCAGCCATTATTGACTCTGCTTTCCGGCTTGCGGTTGTGTTCCGCCAGATCCGGCTTGCTTCTGAAGAAGATCTTGAAGACTTTGAAGAGTGCTTGCATTTTTATTTGCACGAACTGCTTCAAGCGCTTGTTGTAATGCGGCATTTGCTTCACGAACTTCACGAGTCCATGCTGCTGTGCTTTCTGCAGCAGCTTTCATTGCAGGTGCCATTTCATTAAAATTATCAAGAACGACTTTAGAATCAGCAGCCATAGCTTTGACGGTAGTATCTTCCATGCGTCCAGTTCTATCAGCGCCAGAAAGCTTATCTGCAATAATATTTTCACGTCCAAGCTGTCCTGTTCCAGATAAATTAGAATTTATCGTTCCCAATCCCCTACTATATGTTCCCTGTCTATTTAGGGGACCAAGTTCTGAGGCTTGAAACGCGGTCATTTTATTGAAATCAGAACGAATATCTTCTGGAGCATTTCGTAAATCTTCTTCAGTTAAATGTTCTTTCCCCATGCCCTTTGCATAGTTTGTAATTTTATCCCTTATCTCATCTACAGTTTTGAACCTACTCATAGAATTTCTAGTAACGCCCGAAATTCTTGAAATAAGCTCTTTGGGCGACGTACCCGCTTCTTGCGCTGCTGCCATCACCACTGGATGATCTTCCGTTAATTCATCTTCTCTGATTTGCATTATGCCGGACTTTGTAATCGTGGACAACTTGCTAAGAACAGGATCAGACAAAAATCCTGCGGCACGCATTACCCCTCTTGGACCAGTAGTTTCTTGCGATACTTGTTGATACTGTTCATATGCTGTTTTTGCCGCAGAAAGTCCTCCACCAGTATTTTCCGTTACAAAAGAACCAATTTTAGAAGCGATTCTTTCTTGATCTGTTTCGCCGCGAGCGCCAGATCTTGCGATAATCTCGGCTGTAATTTGAGTAAACCTACGATTTTCTTCTGCAAACTTAGAGTCATCTAATCCAAGCTTCATACCTTCTGCTAAAGTCTTGATCGTAGCCTGACGAGTAGATTCAGAAGATCCTAGTCCGCCAGACAAAGTACCAAGAACTTGGCTTGCATTAGTTAAATCAAGTCCACGCTGCGCCTGAAGACCAAAAGCAGAATCACGCGCCATGCGAGTAGATCCACCGGCTCCAAGTACGCCTTGAGACATTCCAATTGCCATATCAGGAGTAAATCCTTGAGAGATAGCATTTTGCATAAATCCACCAGGACCATAGAAACCTTCATTCCTTAATCCCATAGATCTTTGAGCATCTAAATTACGTTGCCAATTTTGTTCATACTCAGAAACGGCCATTGTCTTGAATGGATTTTGTTTTTTCTGAGATTCATAAGAAGTTTCATATGCATTAGCCATATCTTCGGCAAGCATAGATTCATAACGCTTTTTAGCAGTTGAAGAAAATGGACTCAAAACCATAGAACGCTGACGTTCGTTGGACATAATGTCCCAAATGCCTTTTCCAAGGCCGATACCTCCTCCGATTAAAGCTCCACCTGCAGTGCCGATAGGTCCTCCGAAAGACCCTACCAAAGCTCCTACACCGGCTCCGGCACCGATACCTGCTCCGATGTTTTTCAAAAATCCGCCGCCAGTTCCAACTAGATCTGATGCACGGTCAGATCTCATTTGGTCAATCGCTTGTTGAGATGCACGAGCACGTTCAGGAGCAAACATTTGCTCAAACGCAGATCTACGACCATAAATATCTGAAACTTGACGACCCAGAGTTCCTTGAACTGCAGAGCCAGTTGCGGCCTCTGTTCGCACAGGAGCCCTTCCGATATCTCTATAAATTCCAGCACCTTGCTCGGCAATAGCTCCTATTCCGCCTATAATCGAACCAATAGTTCCTGGACCGGCCATTCTCATTCCGGCACGCATTACTCCACCGACACCTCCGCCTTGATAGGCATTGACTAGACGTTCAAGCCCTTGCGGTTTTAGTGACTCACGAGCATCCATAGCCTGATTTAAGGCCTGGTCTCTTTGACGATAAGTTTCGCGCATTTGCTGATTATTTTGCTCAACTCGCGCTATTTTCTCTTTTAATTCAAGCTCTTCTTTTGAGCCTTTTACTAGGTCTCTTTGCTGTTCCTGTAATTTCTTAAGGAATTCGCTACGCTTCTGGATTTCCTTACCCAGCTTCTCTTGGCCACGGGCCTGTTCAGCGATCATTTGGTCCATTTCACGACGAGATGACTGGGTAGCACGTTTATATGCTTCCATTCCAGGATCGGACATTACACTGCCAAATCCGCCTTGTTGCAGGCGTTGTGCAGTTTCACGCTGACGACGCATTACGTCAGAACCGGCGTAGATACTCTGCATTTTTTGCTGCATTTGCTCTACCGATTTGTCGAATTCCGACGTATCAAATTTTGCTGAAAATACGAATTCTTTTTTCACTTTAACACCTTGAATAGCCTATTCTAAAGATTGCAGTTATCCAGGAAAGGCCTATACTCTGTATATCAGATCCCACAAATACTTGACTTTTTTAATCAAGTGTAATATTCTACTTGCAAGACACCTTTTTAGAAGGTATGCTTGACTTAATCGCTTAGCTTTTGGAGAAGACATGAAAAAGAAGACGGTAAAACGGAAAAAGGTCACTAAAAAAGTTGTACAGCCAAAGAAGCCGACTCTGATGGACAGACTACCGAAAGATCGTGGCGAATGGCTTGAACTGGTTATCCGTTTGACCGACAGAGCTATCAAAGATGGTCGTCCAGATTATTTGGTCGCACAGAAAGAGCGTTTAATGGCCGAATTAGAGGCCTGGAAATCTCAGAATAAATAGCATCTTACGCAATCTTTAAAAAATGCAGCACGATCTCCCAATGCTAATTTTTATTGGCATCCTTTATTCTTTCATAGCATGGTTGATCTTTTATCAAATAGAGATCCGCTGGCATCCTATTGGCCGTATCAAATGTAGATTCGGAAACCACATGCACGAAGTCAAAAAACTTGGAAAAGTCACTAAACACTTTCGTTGCGTAAGATGTAATACTCCCAAGGCGCACCATCTGACTCTAATTGATGGCGGCAAAAAAGACTTTGATGTTCCTTTTCGATTCTGATATACTCCTTTATGGAGGTATCAATGAATCCGAAAGAATACGTTAAAAATGTACTGGTCACTGAAGCACGCGACATGGCTCCGCTTCAAGAGCGTTTTTCACAAACCCGCAATATTCGACTTCTTCACGGCGCAATCGGCCTAGCTTCAGAGCTTGCAGAAAGCCAGGAACTTGTTGAGAAACAGGATATTGATGTCACCAATCTCAAAGAGGAAATGGGTGATATGTTCTGGTACATGGGAATCATGGTCGATGAATTGAAAGTTGATCCTGACACTATTTTTCAGTTCAACGATACCGATAAAATTCAAACTTCAAGTGCCAATGAAGCAAGGGCCATGCTTCAAGATCAGATTCACGGATTGGCCAAAGAAATCGGCACAGCAATTGATCTTTTGAAAAAAGCAGTGATGTATGGAAAGCAGCTTGATGAAGCAAAGCTGGCTGATCGCCTTCGCGCAATCGACTATTACGTCAATCGCAGTCTCCGTATTTACGGATTAACCTCTGCAGCTTCACGCGAACGCAATATCGAAAAACTTCGCGCACGCTATGGCGAAAAATTTACAGAAGCAGCTGCTCTTGAGAGAAATCTTGCTGCTGAGCGACAAATTCTTGAAAAAAGCTAAGGATTCAGACACTCGTCTGAAAGCCATGTAACAGCGATTGGCCCTAGAGTCCAAATATGACAGCCGCAAAGGCTTTTGACATACTCTGGGGCATTTTTCCAGCTAATAGAGCCGTCCGGCTTACGCCAGAAACCTACGTCTAATCTACCTATTTTCACGTTGATTCTTCCCGCAGTGTTTACAGCGATACTGGTAAACTTCTACTGCGCATTTATGGCAATACCAAGACTCTTCGACGGCAAGCTTTTTGCCTGCTTGACGTTCTTTGGCCTTGGCACGTTTTGTGGACTTGTGCGGATTTATATCGAGCGACCAATTCTGCGCCTGCAGTGATCGCTTGCCGATTTTTCTAGTATCGTTGCTTCCCATTACAATTTGGTATTACGGAACGCCTCAAGGATATTCTTGCGAAGTTCGGCGGCCATACCAGTCTCCGTCTCGTTAAGATTGTCTGAGAAACGGCCAACAGCCTTAGCCACAGAATAAGCGGTCAGATCTGCCTCTTTATTAAGAGAATAGCCGCCGCCAGGACCACGTTTAACAGTGACAATCCCGCCAGTACGAAGATTTCGCATGATTTGCTCCAAGAAGTTCACTGTCGTTCCAACTTCAGGTGCGATATCCGCAGTACGGACGAATCCTTCGCGCTTCTTCAATGCCGCTACCGCATTGATTCCAATTTCCAGCTTCTTGTTCAGTTTCATATTTTCTCCTTCTTCTTAAACCATACTAAAACAATTCTGTCAGGAATGCAAGTCTAAAACGGTGCATTCG